TTACCCATCTGAGCGAGACAGGAGGCGGCTCTTGAATTCGCAAAGGTCACTATAGCGCCAGCGCGAGCGACCATGAATCTTCTCTGGTTTAGCCAAGGTTCCATCCTTCACTCGGTCATAAATGAAGGTTTTACCAAACCCAGTGTCCGCTTTGATGAATTTCAGATCAACTAGTGAGTCCGGGCTCATGTTGTGTGTCATGGTTTCATCTCCGTGCCGGGAATCGAACCTGTAAAACGTTGCGCCCCCATTACATTAGCAATGCAATACACTGGCATTATTCACCTACCTTACGATAACCAGCACTCAACACTGCTTTTGCTATATGGGCTGCTGATCCATCTGCGTTGTGACATTCCACCTCAACCAGCTCGTTCAGTTCGTTAACTAAAATTCCATCAAGGTTCTTTGGCCATTGCTCCCAAGGAATGTCTGCACCTTCAAACCCTGCTAGCGTTTCAATGGTGAGCATCACGGCATCTTCAACACTGCGATCAGGCTTTCGATATCCTGCAGCAAAAATAGCGTCGGTGATGCCAGATGAGCCACCAGACACTGCGGCCTTGATTGTCTTCGTGAGTTCAAACATATTGCTATTCATCACTAGACCTCCCGCATAACAGCTTTATAGGCGCGCATCACAACAGCGGTTTTGCCTGATATGACCGACTTCATAAAGAAGAGACCCGAGCGATAAGTTTTAACATTAGCCGCAAATAATGCGGCATCGACTACACGGTTATGACGGCGGAATTCAAAGGCAGTACTGGTCACTGTGATCGTTGCAATGACACCGTGGTCTTGATAATCAATCTTCATTTAGCACCTCAGCACATAGTTCGAAGGCGTTATCGTGCAACGGCATGATCACTAGAAACGGGTTGCCATATAGGTGATTGGTCACCGGATCTAAAATCAGTTGGCATGGCGCCGTCTTGCCATAAGGTTTGAATTTGACGGGGCCAAACCCGCTACGAAACATTAAATAAGGCAACGCCAGCAGTTGGGCTGCAAACATCGGGAACTCGGTGCAAGGTTCTGGCTTCTCAGGCAACAGCTTGGCAAAGTCAGGGTAGCGACCGGCAACGAGTTTGAGATCGCTATAACCGATTATTGTTTCATCATCGCTCATGTGCGCGGCGTACCATTCACCATTCGTCTGTGTGATTAGTGTTCCCTCAGCATCATCTGGAATAACACCGCTGACCAAAAAGACAGCGTCAATTTCAGTATCAGCGCCATGTTCCATCATTACAGCAGCACGCCCATTAGTCGCTTTAATATGGGTTGGGGTGATGTATACCCCTTGCAGGTAAGTGCGCTGTTCGTTCTCGGCAGCCACGCAGCACAGAGCGGCACGAAGAATATCCGTTGGTATAAGCATTATTTGGCCTCCGGTGTGTAAATGGCTTTGTCGTGACTAAACTCGCCGTTCCATGTCTTTTTCATTGGCAGTTCACCTTTCATGTACAACCGGTAAAGTCGGTGACAACCATTCTCCAGTAGCACTGGCGTAAATCGGGTAAACTCGTCTGCCCCATGCGGTGTAATCTGCGTTTCTTCTTCAGTCAGATATTTATCGCGGGCATAAGAAGCAACACGCCATTTCGGGGGCTTTTCAGGATCTCGCTGGGCGTTGTATAGCCAATTGCGTTGAAAAGCCCACCATGACATTTTGCTTACGTTGACGCCGTTTAGAGCTTTACAGAAAGCAGGGATCGTCATGCCTTTCGTGAAGTGTTTCGCCAAGCTTTCCACGGTGGCATTGAGGGTTTTATTCTCAAGTGCGGCTGCTTCGGCTCGTTCCTCGGCTTCGATAACCATTAACGCTAATTCTTTACGTCCGATCGCCGCTGGCGCTGTAATCGCATTACGCTGGGTAAAGTAGAACTCAACCAAGTCCTCGTGGTATCCCCACGCCTGATCGGTTTCCAGCATCTTCGCGTGGTTTGCCGCGCCGCGCTCTGTCCACAGCATCAGGGAGCGTGTTTTAGTAGAGATTTGCAGGTAACTAAAAGATACCCGCAAATTTGCTAATTCTTTGCCGGTGACTTTGAAGAAGTGTTTCCCCTCTACGAAGCGATCAGCATTACGCGAATAGTTCATTTTGATATTGGTGACATCAGTGCCATATCCCGCAGCCATTTGCTCGGTGGTCACTATGCGCAGCCCACGATACTCAATAACTTTCAAGTCTTTGGCTTCAACAGCCACCAGCTCAGTTTTCTTAGCCATTGTTCGCCTCACTTGTGCTGCAGGTAATTTGATAACCAGCCAGCTCGGCCAGCTCAATGAAAACCGGAACCGTAGCTACCATTTCACCGTTTTGTAGCAGTCGTTCACTGATGATTTTCCCGTTCTCCAACGTGAGGAGAATCTGGGCTTTATAATTGCTAGCTAATTCTGTTGTGCTATTCATTGCCGCTCCCCTCAGTGCATTTCTTTAGCTGGTGGAATTTCACCGCTGATTAAAAATTTCGAACCGGAAATAAGAACCTCATCGATGAAATCAATCATCCATGTAGACCCTTCCTGTGCTCGCTTTAGGCGGTCGTCCAAATAAAACTGCATGACTGATATGTAGCGATCGGCTGAACGCTTCTCTAAAATCATGGCTTCTATTTGGCACTGCAGGAGTGTTTCGATTACACCCTTGTCTATTTGCATAATGACGTTTCCGTGAACAAATATGTGCTCGCCATTAGCAGCCAGACCGAAACGCTCCTCGCATTCGATTAAATAGGTGAGAGCCTCAACCGAACGTGCCTGTGAGCAGAAGAACTCCGCATATTCGAGCATTTCATCGCGTGATAACTTAGCTCCTGAACTCAAGCGATTAATATCAAGAAGCCACTCGGGGACATGAGTGCCACTGCTCTTCATATATTCAACCATTTGCTTTAGTGACATTTTATTTTTCATAATGCTTATTCCTGATTAAATATGCCGCGTTCGTTGGCTCGTTCAGCAATGTTTTTGACGAGGTTATTCATGAACTCATGACCTCTATCATTCAGCTTGTCATTACCTTTTTTCAAAAGTAATTTATAGCTTTCTAAAATCATTGGTTCGGCTTCGGAACGTTTATTGACATCTAACGCGGGAAGTTCGAAGAATATTTCCAGCCCTTTGTTTAAAGTTGATTCTGATAGTTCAACCGTGCGTATAGAGCCATCCTCTAGAGTGACAATAGTGCAATGGCTATTTGTTTTTCGCAGCATTGTATTAAGCTTGGCATCAACGAGATATTTTCTATATTGAGCAATCTTTTGTTGAATGTTCATATATGCCTTATTTTAAAAATTAGGTGCAATTAGCCCCAGCCATTAGGCTGTAATTATTTTTTTTGCTTAATTAATAAATTAACTTTTAAGTGTTTCTTGTGCGGTGTTGGTAATGGTGATCGCTCCGCCGATTAATCCTGCCATATAAGAGTCAGTAATACCTTCAAGCGCGCAGGATAAAACAGATCTTATTTGCCCCAGCATGCAGTCAACTTCAAGCATTTTGCTTTCATGATTATTATCACTTACTTTACCAGCTGCAGCCATAACTAGGCGCTCATCAAGTTCTTTCAGTTTATCTTCTAAATCAATAGCAAATGACAGAGCTATTGATTGCTGGACAGCAGCATCATGTTCGCCATCTGCATTTGTAATGCCTTTGATACATGAAACTGTGCGGATAGCTAAATTTAATGAGTCAGTTGAAATATGATGTAATTTACTCATGCTTGGACACCTCTTCGTAAGCGGCATAAATTTTATAGCTAAGATTCAACATTGATTTGCGTAAAACCCCAAGATAACAAATGAGGTCCATGTAGTCGCTATCCAGCTTTTTATCTGCCTGTTCGTGTATGAGGCTTGCTAATCCGATGAGGTTAGATAGTTCATCAGAGAAGGACTGAATTTCGCTTGCCGTTAAAAATCTCTTATCCATTAGTTATCTCCGCATTTCTTAGTTCTTCAGATAAAAATGCAGCAATTGTTCCAGTCATCTTTCTCATTAAGTTTAATAAACAATCCAATTCAATATCATCAAGATTGCTCTGGTGTTTATTTACTAATACGGCTATCGTATCAAGCTCTCCCGCTAACTCTACAATTTCTGACTTATTCCAATACTCATAAGAAAATCCATTCATTGCCGAGTCCCCTTGTTAATTATTCTGTTTGTTTATTTCTACTGATTCATCATCGGCAACCTGATAGATAATCTCCAGAAGTGCAGACATTGTTTCAGTTTCTTTTAGGGCATTTAAGTACATTGCTGCTTCTGCAAAACATTTAATCTGATTAAGCGCATTGATTGAAGTTAACATTTTTACTTTCTCCGTTTATTGTTCCGGCAAGTTCGAATTCAATAGGTATACGAATGCTTTCAAATTCACGCTTAATAAATCTTGCATTTCCAATAGGCTGAAAATGATATCGACCAGTAATATAATTAAAGCTGGCTAGCCAAGGTGATCCTGTTCGTTTGTTTCTTACTGGAATTTGTTTTCCGCTATTAGGAATTTTAAGAGACATTTCTAAACCTCACTAACTACAACATGTAGTGATAATAGAAGCTTGATTAATTTGCGTCAACTACAAATTTGTAAAATACGCATATTATGCTGTATGCAATTGATAAATATCATTTTGTTTATTTTACAAATTCATAATCAAAAAAAACCAGCTATAAGCTGGTTTCTTTTCTTCGGGGAAATGGAGTGGGTCAACCGTGTCTTTTGATTTGCTGTGATTGGCTCACTAAAACTTTGCCTGATATGTGAAGCATATCCATTTCATCTGGTGTTACAGACCATGTTTCATAGGCTTTATTGTCTGAAATTACTTTCAGTTCAAACTTGACCTTTTGTAGTCGCTTAACAAATGTATCCCCGTTGAAATTGAAAACATAGATTCCATCGCCATCAAAATGGCGAGTTTTTATATCGACGAAGATTAGATCTCCCGGCTCTATAGTCCCTGTCATCGAATCACCGCGAACGTTGATCAGCATGACTGAGCCCTGAGGCCTATTGCCAAACATCGTACGTGCATACTCTGGCTCGTATTCAATAGAGCGAATTACTTCAACTACGTCGCCACTGGATACGCCATTACCAGCACTGGCGGAAACATCCAATACATCGACCCGATACACCCCGCCCCCTTGTTTATCGCAGATTGACTCAACACTGTATTTATTCACAGTATCAACACTGTCATCAGAAGAGAATAGTTCAGAAACCGGAACTGAGAGGGCGGTTGCAACTTTTTTTAACATTGACTCTGAAAAGCCTTGCAGCCCTCTTTCTAAGCGGGAAACATTTCCAACGTCACCACCAATAGCATTTGCCAGCTCAAGAATTGTCATCTTCTTTGCTTTGCGGATCTGTCTAACTCTTTCTCCTACTTTCACGATGCCCCCCCGTTCCTTCACTCATTATTTTGCCCATTTAACAATTAATTTGTTTTTATCGCAAGGTGTGGTTTACAAATTTGCGTGCTAGTATAATATGCGTAAATTACATATTTATAGAGGTAGGCATGAATACGCCACTTAGGAAGGTTAGAAAATCAGCAAATCTCACGCTAATGCAAGTCGCCTCTAGTATTGGCTGCGACCCCGGAAATTTAAGCCGGATGGAAAGAGGATTGCAAAAACCTGCAGCTGATTTTGCGGAAAAACTTGCCCGTTTCTATGGGGGAGTAATTACAGAGATTGAAATCCTTTACCCTGAGCGGTTTATCCAAAATGAATTACGCAAATCCTCAGAGTAAGCACAAAAACGTAATGCCTGAACTATTCAGCGAAGCAGATAGAGACTGGATACAGGAACAACTACAGCGGCTAAGGCCGTCAGTCAGGCCAAAAATCGCACTTAAGTACGCAGAAGTTTATCAGGAGGCATTCGAAAGCGAGAAAGTGACATACCGGCAAGAGAACAAGGCGAGGCGAGAAGCTAATACGCGACTCAGATTGTTTGTAAACCGGTATGCAGCAGCAAGCGAGGGGATCACGTCTCGCCCACCGCAAGCTGCTAAGCAGTAGGCCCACTTAGAGAGATTGACCTGTACTAGAAAAATAGTACGTCGCGGTACTCGTTTGATAGTACGCGGGGAAGAGGGGAAAACTTTCTAGGGGGGTAAGGGGGGTGATCTTTGAAAGGGGTGTTAGGGAAGGCTTAGCCAGAGAGGGAGATCTCCTTACTAACATAAGATCACTGAAGGGGGTTATCCCTTAAAAATCCGGCAAATCAGAGGTCAAACCAGATGTGCAAAACAATTCAAGGCTTGGTCTCTGGCATAGCCATTTTCAACAGAAGAGGTAAGTACCCAATGATTATTGGTGAGATTGAGAAAGCCTCGGAAGAGTGCAAGAAACTGGAGCGGGTTACTTTGGCGAGTGTTCGCGCTCCAGCTCTTGCGGAGGTAAAACATGCTTAACATCACTGCTAACTTAGCGCAGCAGCGTGCGCTGGATATGTTACGACGTGACTGGAAGCAGTACAACTCGTTCATGGTTTACAGCCCGACAGGGAGCGGCAAAACTGGCTTGAGTGCGTTTATCACTGATGGGTTTGTTTCACGTGGTATGCGCGTTCTGATGACCTGCCCTTATACCGTACTGGTTACCCAGACGGCAAAGCGTTTTATTCAATATGGCCTGCCAGAGGATGAGATCAGCTATGTATGGCGCGATCACCCAAATTATGACCCTGAGCGCAAGATCCAGATTGCTTCCGCTGACACGCTAATCCGTCGTGATTTTCCAGAAAACATTGATCTGCTCATTGTTGATGAGGCCCATCTTCGCCGCAAAAAGATGCTTGAGGTTATCAAGTATTTGACGACTGAGACTCATGTCAAAGTTATCGGCTTGTCTGGCACTCCCTTTGCGCCGTTCCTTGGCAAGTATTACCAGCGACTCATCAAGCCAACCACGATTAAAGAGCTGATGGATACGGGCGTGTTGTGTGGCTACGAGTTTTTTGCGCCAACAAAGCCTGATTTATCAGGTGTAAAGGTCACTCGTTCAGATGAGTTCGGCAGCGACTACAAAGAGGATGAGGTTGCAGAGATTATGTGTGGCGCTGATCTGGTGGGCGATATTGTCAGTAATTGGCTTTCGCATGGCGAAGATCGCCCGACAGTTGCGTTTTGCGTCAATGTTAATCATGCCAACTATGTCACTCTCCAGTTCAATAAGGCGGGGGTAAATGCTGAGGTTATGACAGCCCAAACCCCACACGACGAACGCCAGATGATGATCCACCGATTCGAGCAGGGTGCGACAAAAATCATTGTTAGCGTTGGCACTTTGATTGCAGGGTTCGACAGTGATGTTCGTTGCATCATTTACGCCCGCCCGACGAAATCCGAGATCCGCTGGTTACAAATTATTGGCCGTGGGCTACGTACTGCCAAGGGCAAAGATAAGTGCTTGGTATTCGATCACTCTGGTTCTGTCCATCGGCTAGGTTATCCCGACAGCATTGAGTACGACACACTTCCCTCTAAAAACGATGGGATGAAAACAGCCGTATCGGAACGAGAAAACGAGAAGCGCGAGAAATTACCCAAAGAGTGTTCTCAGTGCCATTACATGAAGCCTGCTGGTGTTTACCAGTGTCCTAAATGCGGACATAAGCCGCTTGCAGGTGAGGATGTTGATACGGATGCGAGCCGTGGACTCAAGCAAATCAGCGGGAAAAAGAAGGTTGTGACTAAGCAGCAGAAGCAAAGCTGGTGGTCGCAAATCAAGTTTTATCAGCGTCAACGCGCTGCACAAGGCAAGCCAGTATCTGACGGCTGGTGTGCTCATACTTTCAAGGACAAGTTCGGAACATGGCCTAACGGCTTACAAGATTACCCAATGGAAATTACCCCAGAGGTCAACAATTACATTAAGTGGAAGCAAATCGCCTTCGCTAAAGGCCGCGAAAAATCCAAAAGTACAGAGCCACGCCAGCCTGCGTTAAGCGGGATTGAGCAAGCGGCAAATCATCTCAGCAACGTTCGTGCGTCTTTGGCAGCACGTAAGGCAGTGGCGCCATGAAAACTAATCGCAAAACCACTGATGCTGTGATCGGGCGCTGGCCAGAGGTGTTCGAGCACTATGGTTTACCTCCTGTAACGGGTAAACGTCACTTCAAAGGGAAATGCCCAGCTTGTCAGTCGAAAGGCAGTTTCCGTTGTGACGATAAAGATGGGCGCGGTACATGGGTATGTAAATGCGGCGCGGGTGATGGATGGAAGCTGCTTGCCATCACTCAGGGTAAGGATTTCAAAACACTTGCTGCTGAGGTCGATACGATTATAGGGCGGGAGTATCAGCCCAACACCGAATCCCAGCCTATAGAAAGTGGCAAGAAGAAACAGCGTGAAGCGGTTTCAAGAAAATATTCAGGGCTAGCGGAGCTTAGGGGAACGACCGGCGAAATGTATCTACGTAATCGCGGGATCAATACCCTTCCTTCAGATGCCATCCGTTTTTGCCTCGAGCAGCCATTTAACGGACGGCACTACCAAAGCTTATTTTCGCTGGCAACGGATGACAAAGGGGCACTCTGTTATTTGCATCGAACCTTGTTGGATGGCGATAAAAAGGCAAGTTTGGGTGAGAGCGCCAAACGCATGCTGTCGCTACAAGAGGACTGCTATTTGGAGCACGCCGGTTCAGTGGCAATCCGCATGTTTCCACCTGCATCGACATTGGGTATTGCAGAGGGGATTGAGACCGCGCTGTCGTGCCGACAAATCTACGGCTGCAATGTATGGGCAGTGCTGAACACGTCACTCATGAAGCGATTCAGAGCGCCTATGGGCGTTAAACATCTCATTATTTTTGCTGACACAGATTTAAACGGGGCAGGTCACGCCGCCGCTTTTGAGTGTGGGCATCGCAATATTTTATCCAACAACGATGTTGAAAAAGTCAGTATCCGCTGGCCGGAATCGGGTGACTTCAACGATATGCTCATCAATGGTGCACAAGTTTTCGAATGGCCGCTGGGGAGGGCCGCATAATGTCTCATAAAGATAATCCAGTACATCAAGACCTATTCACAATTCCAGAGCCAACTTACAGCACCGAGGTTGCGGTAACAAAGCCATTGCCACCGCAACGGGTTATTACCGGCCATAAGCAGACGGATGCTTATTTATGGGTGCTGGAGGTTATCAGGCTCAACGAGCCCGCGCACTTGCAGGCAGCAGAAGACGCTCTGCAAAAACTGAAAATCACACCTAAGCAAGCGCAGGAACGCTATAGCAACTACTTGTTGAAGTCTGGTACAGCTCCGTTCCAGATAGCGTTTAGCACTATGTCGATGGATAACCCAGCAGGCTATATAAGCGCGGCGAAACAGGCTATTGCAGAGGCTGCTAAGGTACGCACTGTATTTGGCAGTTATGAGGCTGCCTTGGTCAATACCCCAGCGGAAGAGCTGATGTTGTCCGGTGAGCTAGCGGATGTGTACTCATCCTGCTGGGGCTGGACTGATGAAGAAATCGCAGATAATTGCGTTGAGGGAGAGCGTTGCTACGAAATTGATGAACAGCGTCAAGCGGCATCAAAGGGTTTTGTTGCTCAATTACCCGAGCCAGCCACGCTTTCAGATGTTGTCCGTGAGTTTCAATATTGGGATTGGCTCTATCAGTTGCGTAACCGTGCTGAAAAAGAGTTGGGCTATGAATATGCCGATGGTGGCCGTAGCCATATTTATGATCGTGAGCAATATCTCGAAAGTCTGCTTGCAGTTATACGTCCTGTTAGCCGTGAAGAAGCCGTAGCGGTGTGCAAGTGGGTATTTGAGAAAGAACCTTTAATGGATCTTGGCAAAATCACGGAAAACATCATTCTGAATTTAGTGGGGGAATGTGCTGATGCGTGATATTCAGATGGTTATGGAACGGTGGGGCGCATGGGCAGCCAATAACAAAGAAGATGTTTGCTGGAACTCGATTGCTGCTGGATTCTCTGGCTTGATCCCCTCAAAAGTAAAATCTCGTCCTCAGTGCTGCGATGATGATGCAATGGTGATCGTGGGCTGCATGGCAACATTGAACAAAAAGAACCCTGACGCTCATGATTTGCTGGTGGACTATTACTTATTTGGCAAAACATTTATGGCGCTAGCCAAGCAAAATCATTGCTCCGATACCCATATAGGTAAGCAGTTACAGAAAGCGGAGGGGATCGTTGAAGGTTTGCTGATGGCGCTAGATGTTCGCCTAGAAATGGATAGGCTAGTACGAAAAGAGTCGATAGTAAGAAAAGTAGCATAATAGCTTTACGATCGTAAAAACGCTGATATTCTGATAAGAGTGGTTAGTTCGTCACCTAGCTTACATAATCAAGAAGCCCGCCTAGTGCGGGTTTTTTATTGTCGCTGCCATACTTATTCCGAAAATAATGCTTAGTTATTGTAATGAATTATCTGACGTTGTTATTATTCCGCTGCTGTAGCGAGCTAGCGTAGGGATGAGCGTCGTTATCATTGGTGAAAGCCAATTTATCAGCTCGTTACAGCGCCGCGCGTCCTAACCGCCACTAGCTCAGCAGGATAGAGCCGATGACCATATAAGTTGTAGGTGCGAGGTTCGAGTCCTCGGTGGCGGACCAACTATGTAAATGGAAATATGGAATGAAGTCATCTAAAGATCTGTATGTATTCTTAGGGATTTGTGTTCTGATGATGGTGTTCTATTTTTCTATGGTTTTGTTCTACGAATAAGTCAGCACGTCATTCAGCGAAGAAGGGATAACCCAGAGCGTTTGGTGTGCTGCACAACTGCATGAGCCATCTTCATATAGTACCGAATACAGGTGCGTGTCTTTCAACCAGTGGAGATGGCTCAGCCGATTGTGTTGATGCTGTATTTCAGGCAGCCACAATATAGAACAATAGTAATATAAAGATTAATGATGATGTAAATGCCGTCATCCCTGTAAGCCATTCACTAATGAAAATGCTCATATTTACCTTTCGATGCCTCTGAAAACTAGTTGCATTTTGATAAAAAGTATAAATCTTTTTTTGCAAAGTCACATTTTATTTTTATATGTCTATTCAATTAGTATCAGTTGTTGGTCTTCGAATAACGGATAGGACCATACTTTTGACTTTAATTCTCACTGTGCGTGATTCTCTATTTTATCGTTTTATCTCCAGACAGGATGCTTATGTTGACTTCAGGAGGTGAACATCCTGATGTGTGAGTGTCTACAACCACATTCCAAATACCATCATATGGAACTTCAATTATCACAGGGAAGTGGGTAAAAAAACCACCGTGATATTCAGCCCAGCTATCTTGGCAAAAGTGAGCATAGTGCTTTTTATTAATCAATAGGACATTAGCGGGTTCAGAACATATCACTTTAACGTAGGTATGGGTTGTAAGATAAAACTGAGTCTGTTTCATTTGATAGATCTCTATAGGCAAAAAAAAATCCCACTGCGATCCGATTCAACACAGTGGGGGACCAAGTATTTGTGGTCGCAACATCAAGGAAAGTTTTAATGACAATAGGATTAAACACCTACGAATAGTTATACTCCTGTGTACAATATTTAATCCATAGACTTGATTGATAATTGATCAAGATCATGGATTGCTTTGTATAGATAAAAACATTGCACTTTCAATATATTAGGCTATGAGAATCGTGGCCTTTTGCATACCTAGCACCCAGCCAACAACCATACACACACAAAACACTTTCTAGCTGAGAGTGGTTACGGCTGGGCGCTATCTACTATATAACCCCGCCTCGCTGGTGGAGGTGAAGGATGAAAAGAATGTACACACGTGCTGCCGATAACACTTTGCTTGCTGGTGGGGTTTCATCGTGGCTATTCAGCCTGATTAATTTCTTCTCACCCAGCGAGTGGATGGTTATCGGCATCATTGTCGGCATTTTTTGCACTCTGGCTGGCCTTATCTCGGGGATTTATTTCCGATGCCGTCGTGAGCGCTTATTGCGTGAGTGGATTCAAAGCCGTCAGGTGATAGCCGCTGCACCAGTGAGTGAAGAGCTGGAAATGCTGGAGCGTGATTGATGGGGACTAAAACCAAACTTAGCGCTGCGGTTCTAGCATTAATTCTCGGTGGGGCTACAGCTGACAAAATCCTTGATCAGTTTTTGGATGAGAAAGAGGGCGTTCGAACTATCGCGTATCAGGATGGGCGGGGGATCTGGTCAATATGTCGTGGATTAACGCGCATTGAGGGGAAACCAGTCACTCAAGGGTTAAAACTTTCATACAGCCAGTGCAAGCGCTATGACGCGTTAGAGCGTGATAAAGCTATCGCATGGGTTAGGCGTAATGTGACCGTACCACTATCCGAGCCAGCCATCGCGGGTATCGCTTCTTTTTGTCCATACAACATTGGCCCCGCTAAATGTTTTCCCTCAACGTTCTATAAGAAGTTGAATGCTGGTGATCGTATTGGTGCTTGCGCCGAGATCAAGCGCTGGATATTCGATGGCGGCAGAGATTGTCGGATTAAAGCAAATAATTGCGCGGGGCAGCCGGTGCGAAGAGGGCAAGAATCGGAGCTTACTTGCTGGGGTATAGACCAATGAATATCAATCTCAGCTGGCGAATGATGGCAATAGGTGTGTTGCTGGCGGCGTTACTCGTTGCTGGGAAAATAGCTAGTCATTACCGCGATAAATATCATCAGGTTGATAAATCTTGGCAATTGAAATGGGCGCAGCGTGATAAAGCGGATTCTGATGCTCTAGCCAAGCGACAGGCAGACGAACGAGCAGAAGAACAACGCAGGCAACAGGCAGCAAATCAGGCGGTTAAAGATGCAGACGAAGATAACAAACGGCTTAAAGCTGATGCTATTAGCGCTAAGCGCTCTGCTAACAGGTTGCAGCAACAGCTCTCACAGCTCAGGCAACAATTTGCAGACAGTGAAACCGGCAAGCTTTCCAGTGCTGCCAGCTCAAGCGCGTCAAAGTCCCAAGCAATCATTTTGCTTACCGAGTTGCTCAGCGAATCAAACGAAGCGGCAAGAGAGTATGCAAAAGAGGCTGACCGCGCTTATAGCGCCGGACAAACCTGTGAACGCATCTATAACAAAGTGACTCAGCAATAGGAATTACGGTCGGTATTCATTGAGTGCTTGCGATAATGGCTTACGCTAAAATAACCACCTCAACTCAAGGGGGTGTTCATGTGGCAAGCAATCTTCAATTGGCCTTGGGCGACTATATGGGCGGCGGTGTCTGCGATATTCACTGCTGCGACCGTAGGCGTAGCATGTTGGGCAATGCGCGTTTGGCGTCATCAGGAGGCTTTGAAGGCTAAAATGGCTCTTAAAATGGCGGTGGCTGAATATTCAAACGCTTTATCTCAGTTGCCGGTAAATCTTGGCTCGTCTGCGGTTCGCATTGAAAAAAGAGCAGAGTTAAAAGAGTTAAGGCACAAGCTAAATACCCTTATTAATGCTTTTCTAATATGCGAGCACATGTTAGACGCATATCCTCGGGTTGTGGATTGCTGTCACTCTTTAAAAGAGATGCATAAAGCTTACGTTAGAGGGAAGGATAACAATATTCAGGCGAAATACTGCTGCAAGCTTATTCTTTCACAACAATTCGTATTCAAATAAAAGCGGAGTTCTCACGCTCTACTTTAGAATATAACTATGTGAATGAGATGAAGTAACACTACTTTCGAAATACGGTAAGCCACTTGCATTTGCTGGTGGCTTTTTTATTGGAATTTTTATGCCAGCACAAATACCCAGAGCCTGCCGAAAGCATGGTTGTCGCAATACAACCACTGACCGCAGCGGCTATTGCGATGAGCACCGTAATACAGGATGGGAGAACCACCAACAGGGCAAGAGCCGCCACGAACGCGGCTACGGAAGCAAGTGGACCCTCATTCGTAAGCGCATCCTTAATCGTGATAAGCACCTTTGCCAAGCCTGCTTGCGTGAAGGGCGAGCGATACCCGCGACCACGGTTGACCATATCAAACCTAAGAGCCATGGCGGTACCGATGATGATGCCAACCTTGAGGGATTGTGTTGGCCTTGCCATCGAACCAAAACAGCAACGGAGCGAATGAAATGACGCAAGAAGAGCAAACAGTATTGATGGCTAAAGGGCTGATAGCTTCATTACCCGAAGATAAGCAGCAGGTTGCCCAACAATGCATTGAAACGATTAGAAGCCTTTTAGAGGCACATCCAGACGGCGAGGCATTGCTTGCGTTGACGTTGGTCGGTGCTGAGCTTCAATGCGAGTCATGAATGATAATTATTGTCGTTTGCTTGTGTTTATCATTGCACATTGAATGATTTCACATTGAAACGATATTTATTCTCATTTCAGTGGGGGAGGGGGGGATCAAATCTCTACCCCTCTCAGCCTAAAGGACCGCCGCTTTACCTCTTTACGGATCGCCGCAGGTTAGAAACCCTTTTTTGGGTCCTCCCAACCGATGATTAATAGGAGAATTCGATTATGTCAGGGCCACCGAAAACCCCGACCCACCTACGTTTGGTGAAGGGGAACCCATCAAAACGCCCGATCAACAAAAATGAGCCCAAGCCCCCTTCAGGGGTACCCCCAACTCCCAAGTATTTTGATAAGCAGGGGAAGTATTGGTTTAAGCGTATGGCCGAGGAGCTCGACGCTCTCGGCGTTATGTCACAACTCGATGGACGGGCTTTGGAATTATTGGTCGAAGCCTACATTGAGTATAGGCATCACTGTGACACGTTGGATCGCGAGGGGTATACCTACGCCGTTTATAGCGAAAGCGATGGTGATGAAAGAAAAGAGCGAGAGATCCGCATGATAAAGCCGCATCCGGCAGCCATGATGAAGGCTGATGCATGGAAACGTATCCGCGCAATGTTATCTGAGTTTGGTATGACGCCTGCGAGTCGATCTAAAGTCGAAATAAAAGCACCAGCAGGCGAAGACCCGTTCGCCGAATTCTTAAAAGCGAGAGACTAAATGGCAAAGGTGGCTGATGGTATTCGCTACGCTGAAAAAGTCGTGGCGGGGGAAATCATTGCTTGTGATCTGGTTAAGCTAGCTTGCCAGCGTTTTCTAGATGACCTCAAAAACGGTGAGAAGCGCGGTGTCTTCTTTAGTGAGCCTCGCGCTCAACATATCCTTAATTTTTATAAATTCGTTCCCCACGTGAAGGGTAACCTAGCCGGAAAACCTATCGAACTGATGGATTGGCATGTTTTCATTCTCATCAATATTTTTGGGTTTGTGATCCCGCTAGTGGATGAAAATACCGGAGAGGTGGTGCTACGCAATGATGGCAGTGGCCGTCCTGTGATGGTGCGACGTTTCCGAACGGCCTATAACGAGGTGGCGCGTAAAAACGCTAAATCAACACTCTCCTCGGGAGTCGGTCTTTATATGACGGGCGCGGATGGAGAAGGTGGGGCTGAGGTTTATTCTGCCGCAACGACCCGCGATCAGGCGCGTATCGTTTTTGACGATGCAAAAAGCATGGTCAAGCAAGCAAAACCCACGCTTGGGCGATTATTTGAATTTAATAAGCTCGCTATCTTTCAAGAGCAAACCTCATCGCGGTTTCTCCCCCTATCCAGTGAGGCGAACAACCTTGATGGTCTTAACATTCATTGCGCGGTGGTCGATGAACTGCATGCACATAAAACCCGTGATGTGTGGGATGTTTTGGAAACGGCGACCGGCGCACGTTTGCAATCTTTACTCTTTGCCATAACGACGGCGGGGTTTAATAAAGAAGGGATCTGCTACGAACAGCGCGACTATGCCATTAAGGTGCTGCGTGGGCAGGTGGATGATGATACCTTTTTTGCCATTATTTTTACGCTGGATGCGGATGACGATCCCTTTGATGAGACGGTATGGCAAAAGGCCAATCCCGGCTTGGGTATTTGTAAGCGTTGGGATGATTTGCGTCGTCTTGCCAAAAAAGCCCAAGAGCAGGTATCAGCGCGTATTAACTTCTACACCAAGCATTTAAATATTTGGGTGACCGCCGAGTCTGCGTGGATGGACATGCTGAAATGGGATAAATGCGAATATCTTGCCCCCCAGCATGAACTAAAAACCTACCCAATGTGGGTGGGTGTTGACCTCTCCAACAAAATTGATATTTGTGCGGCGGTCAAAGTATGGCAGGCCAACAATGGCCATGTGCATGCTGATTTTAAATTCTGGTTACCTGAAGGGCGATTAGAACGATGTTCGCGCCAACAGGCAGAGCTTTATCGCAAATGGGCTGATATGGATAAGCTCATTCTGACAGACGGTGATGTTATCGATCATGGGCAGATTAAAGAAGAGCTGCAAATATGGGTAACGGGCGAAAGCCTTAAGGAGATTGGTTTTGACCCATGGAGCGCGACGCAGTTTAGTCTGGCATTAGCGGAAGAAGGGTTGCCGCTAGTGGAGGTGCCGCAGACGGTGCGTAATTTTTCTGAGGCAATGAAGGAGCTCGAAGCCTTGGTTTATGGGGGGCGTTTCCATCATAGCAACCATCCCGTGATGAACTGGATGATGTCGAACGTCACGGTAAAACCAGATAAAAATGACAATATCTTCCCCAACAAATCGACGCCGGAGGCCAAAATTGATGGTCCCGCCGCGCTGTTTACTGCCATGAGTCGATTACTGGTCAACGGTGGTGACGTGGGTGATAGCCTTTCCACACACATCGAGACCTACGGCCTTCGTTCCCTCTAACGGTTTAACCATTATGTCTTTACCACATTTTTTTACCGCCTTGTCGATCTTGGTGGGGCTCGCTGGCGCGTTTTTTTTGACGTATGGCGTGTGGCGAATATATCCGCCTGCAGGATTTATTGTGGCTGGCCTATTGTGTTTAGTCTGGTCTTTCTTGGTGTCTCGGATGTTGGGTACCCAGACGGGGAACCCCGATAAGGAGGGGTGATGTTCTTTCCGGGTATGTTCCACAAGTCGGGTGATAAGGCGATGACACCACAGGCGCTCAGTGAGCTTATCGGCATTTCCTATGACACTTATGTAGGAAAAAGAGTGAGCCCACAGTTGGCCATGCAGCTTACCGCGGTATTTGGGTGTGTTCGCGTGTTAGCTGAATCGGTGGGCATGTTGCCTTGCTCTCTGTATGAACAATTAGAACGTGGAAGCAAAAAGGCCATTAAAGAACGGCTTTATAAGCTGCTTTCGGTCAAACCTAACGGCTATATGACCCCCCAAGAGTTTTGGGAATTGCTTGTCGCCTGTTTATGTCTGCGCGGTAACTTTTTTGCGTACAAAGTCATGGCGCTGGGGGAGGTTGTCGAGTTGCTCCCGCTCGATCCCGGTAGCGTTGTCGCCAAACTAAACAGCCAGTGGGAGCCGGTCTATCAGGTGACGTTTCCCGATGGTTCAAGCGATACCTTGAGCCAGAAAGAGATTTGGCATGTGCGTATCTTTACGCTCGATGGCCTCAATGGACTAAGTCCGATTGCGTATGCACGTCAGGCGATCGGACTGGGGATGGCAACGGAAGAGCATGGTTCACGCCTTTTCAGTAATGGCGCGGTCACCAGTGGGGTACTGGAAACGGATCAGACGCTATCGGATGAGGCCTTTAATCGCTTAAAAGGCGATTTTGAAGATAGGCATCAAGGGTTGGCGAACGCCCACAAGCCAATGATTTTGGAGATGGGACTGAAATGGAACCAAATCAGTCTCTCGGCTGAAGATGCCCAGTTTTTAGAAACCCGTAAATTTCAGCTCGAGGAGATTTGCCGCATTTTCCGTGTGCCCATGCATCTGGTGCAAAACACCGATCGTGCGACGTTCAACAATATTGAGAACCTTGGGATCGGTTTTATTAATTACTCGCTTGTTCCCTACCTCACCCGCATTGAACAGCGAATTAACCTTGGATTAGTGAAGGCCAGCAAACAAGGGCAGCTGTACGCCAAATTCAACGTTGGGGCGTTGTTACGCGGCGACATGAAATCTCGTTTTGAAGCCTACGCCACCGCCATCAACTGGGGGATGTACTCCCCTAATGATTGCCTCGAATTAGAAGATCGTAACCCGCGTCCGGGCGGTGATGTGTATCTCACCCCGATGAATATGACCACGAAGCCGACCGATAGCGCAAAACCTAAACCACAGGAAGAACCCAATGACGATGATCAAACAACGTCTTGATGTGCCACTGAAACTCAAGTCAGTCAGCGACAGCGGTGAGTTTGAGGGCTACGGCTCGGTGTTCGGCGTCAAAGATTGTTTCGATGACATCGTGGTACCGGGTGCCTTTACCAAATCGCTCATCCTTTGGCGCGAAAAAGGCAGCTTACCGGCAATGCTCTGGCAGCACGATATGCATGAGCCCATCGGGATTTATACCGAGATGAAAGAGGACGAGGTGGGGCTCTTTGTTCGGGGGCGATTACTCATCGATGATGACCCTCTCGCCAAGCGCGCACATGCCCACATGAAGGCCGGTTCTTTAACCGGCCTTTCTATTGGCTACGCGCTGAAAGATTACGAATACGACCGGACCAAAGAAGCTTTCTTGCTTAAAGAGATCGACCTTTGGGAGGTCAGTCCGGTGACGTTCCCTGCCAATGATGAGGCGCGTGTGAGCGATGTGAAATCCTCATTTGCGCGTGGTGAGACGCCATCACCCAAAAGTATTGAGCGAGTCCTGCGAGACGTTGGACTTTCCAAAAGCCAAGCCAAGGCATTTATGGCGGATGGCTACAGCGCACTTTCACAGCGAGACGCTGGCGACCTGAGCGCGGCATTAAATGCACTGAAATCAATCAATTTTAATCAGGAGTAACACCATGGCTGTAGATATTAAAGACATTGAACAGGTCGCGAATGAGCTGAAAGGTAACTTTGACGAGTTCCGCCAGAAAAATGATAAGCGCCTTGAGGCTATCGAGCAGGAAAAGGGCAAGCTGTCTGAAACCGTTGAGACGCTTAACGGCAAACTGACCGAGCTCGATGCATTGAAATCGGCATTAGAAGAGGAGCTAGTGGCAGTAAAACGTCCCGGTGGTGGTAACGGCTCGAAAGCGGCGACTGAGCATAAGACGGCATTCGGTCAGTTTGTGCGTAAGGGTAAAGAAGATGGGTTGGCTGATCTGGAGCGCAAAGCGATGCAGACCACAACCGATCCAGATGGGGGCTATGCGGTACCGGAAGAACTGGATCGCAATATCATCAGCGCGTTGAAAGATGAAGTGGTGATGCGTGCCGAATGTAACGTGATCACCATGGGGACCCCAAACTATAAAAAATTGGTGAATCAAGGTGGGACGAATAGCGGCTGGGTAGGGGAAACCGATGCGCGTCCTGAAACTAACACCTCAAAGCTGGCAATTATTGAGCCTGTTTGGGGTGAGATTTACGCCAACCCGATGGCTACGCAAACCATGCTCGATGATGCGTACTTTGACGTAGAGAATTTTATTACCACGGAGCTCACGCAGGAGTTTGCTGAGCAAGAAGAGATTGCTTTCACCAACGGCGATGGCAGTAAAAAACCCAAGGGCTTACTGACCTACGGCAGTACGGATGAAGCGGATAAGGATCGTGCTTGGGGCAAGCTGCAGCATTTGTTAGCGGCTAAACCGACGGCCATTACCGCCGATGAAATCATCAAGCTGGTGTATACGCTGCGTAAGCCGTACCGCAACGGCGCACGCTTTATGATGAATAACAGCACGTTGTTTACTGTGCGTACCCTGAAAGATTCACAGGGCAACTACCTGTGGCAGCCGGGCTTGCAGTTGGGCCAGCCGTCTTCGTTGCTGAGCTATGGCATTGCGGAGAACGAGCAGTTCCCCGATATTGGAGGAGATGCCACACCGATTGGCTTTGGTAACTTTAAGCGCTGTTTCACCATTCTGGATCGCATCGGTGTTCGTATGCTGCGTGATCCGTACACCAAAAAGCCGTTTGTCGGTTTCTACACCACAAAACGTGTGGGCTCGATGATGGTGGACAGCCATGCGGTGAAACTCCTCAAACTGGCGGCAGCACCTGCCTCTAAATAATCCAGTGGCGGCGTTATGCCGCCTTTCTTGAGGTGCTTATGACGCCAGAATTAGAGGAACTACGCCAACAGTGCCGTATTGATGATAAGAGCGAAGACGCACTGTTAACGCTCTATGCACAGGCGGCGAAGGCTGCTGCTGAAACCTTCTTAAACCGCACGCTGGTGGAGAAAGAGCAGGATGTTTCGGGCGATGCGCTGCTATTGACGACCGATATCAAGCTGGCATTGATGATGATGGTGGGACATTGGTATGCCAACCGTGAAGCGGTCAGCCCAGAGAAATTAATGCCGGTGCCGCTCTCCTATCGTGCGCTGCTCGAGCCTTACCGGTTTAAACCATTATGAAACCCCTCTCGGCTGGCGAGCTGAATAAACGCATTACATTGAGACGGATTGAGCAACGGCGCGGCCAACTAGGGGAGCCGCTGCCGGAGGAGGCGGTAGAAGTAGCAAAGACATGGGCAAAGGTTGAGCCGATTTCTGATCGCAAGATCCGCACCTCCGAACAGCAGCAGGTTGTCCAGACTTACCAATTTACGCTGCGACGGCGCGAGGATGTTGCGCAGGACTGGCAGGTTGTTTTTGGGCAACAGTTCTTCACGGTGCGTTCAACCGATCGTACCCATGCCGATCGGCTCATCATTACGGCGGAGGCGGATATTCGTCATGATAGAACTGGCCATTAAAACCGAACTGGAAGCGCTCACTGGCCTGCCAGTGTATCCCTTATTGCTCCCTGCGGATGTGGTTGAGGGGATCACCTACCAATGCGTTTCCGATCCACCGCTTGAAACAGGGCTTGTGCGGACCTCGGTAGTGCGTGCGCGTTTTCAGATACGCATCATTATTCTTAATGATTACACGCGGTTGAAAACGTTAGATCGGCAGATTTGGGGAAAGTGGCAGACGATACGCCACGGCTTTATTGCCGATTTTCCCGTTCAGTATGTCGAGCGCGGAAACCTACGAGAAACACCGACCCCACAAACCAGTAACCAGCAACTCTATGATCTCTTACGGGAGTATTTCATTACGTATGTCGAGGTTTCCCCATGATCACTATCGAGGTGAAAGGACTGCAGGAGCTTGAGCGGCAATTATTGGCCATGGGGGATAAGGCCGTAAAAGTGATGCGTAACGCGGGGCGCGAAGCATTGGCTCCGGTACTGGAAGATATGAAAGCGCACGCTGGATTCGACGACGCCAGCGCCGGTGAGCACATGCGCGATACCATCAAAATCCGCAGTACCAGCCGTATGAATGATGATAAGTACCTTACGGTGATTACGCTGAGAGTAGGCCCCAGCAAAAAGCACCATATGAAAGCGCTGGCGCAAGAGTTCGGCACCATCAAACAGGTGGCAGCGCCGTTTATCCGTCCTGCCATGGATTACAACAAATCCCGCATTCTTCGCGTTCTCGCAGTTGAGTTACGCGCCGGTATTGAACAAAACCAATAGCACTCGCTATACCAACCAAATGAAGAGAGAAAACGATGGCTGATGATAAAAAAACTTCGCCAGAATACGCCATGCTGCCTGCGGGTACCGTGGTGAAATGGGGCGCGGTAGGCGCTGAGGTTGCCGCGTTAAAACCGCTGATTAACTGTAAGGCGTTGGGGGCAACGGGGCAGACGGGTAGCTTTGTGGATTGCACCACGCTGATTGATACCAGCAAACAATTTATTTCTGATTTACCGGAGGGGCCTGAAAAATCGCTGGGCTTTGTTGACGATCCGGATAACGAGGATTTTGCTGATTTCTTAAATGCCGCTGAAGCACGCCAAACGGTGCAGTTCTATATTGAGCTACCGAACCGCCGAACGGCCACAATGCTGCTGGCGTTATCCGGTTGGCAGATGAATGAAATCACCGCTCCGGCAAGTGAGGTTATCCAGATCACCGTACAGGGTAAACAAAACAACCTGAAGTGGGGTGTTGTCCCAAAGCCGTGATCAACGTATCGGCTCAACCTACTGGCGCAACACTGGCGGTAGGCGATGCGTTGGATTTATCAGTTACTGCCTCGGCAAGCAACGGGGCGCCGCTGTCTTATCAGTGGTTTAAAGACGGCAAAGCAGTACCGGGTGCCAATACGAATACGCTGACTAAACCGTCCGTAACGGCGAACGATGCGGGAACCTATCACGTTGTGATTTCCTCTGCGGCATTAGCGACGGTCACCAGTTCGGACGCGGTTATTACGATTTCTTAATCTCTTATGCGGCCTACGGGCCGTTTTTTATTATCTGAAGCCTAGGAACAACCATGACAACCTTCGACGTCTCCGCTCTGAAATCTGCACTACTGAAACCTAAAAACACCATTGCTACGACTGAGATTTTTGGCACTACTGTATTTCTTCGTCGTATGACTGCAGGTGAACTCATCGACCATGAAGAGGCATTGCGCGACAGCCAGTTAGCTGAAGATGCCCGAAAAGCATCAGAACTTAGTGTGCAGCTAATCGTCGATTGCTTAGTACAACCAGACGGCAGCCCTATCGAGCCTCAAGACAAGCCTACGGCAGCCGATCTTCTGCAAGCGCATGATAACGTGGCCTTGCTCGATGCGATTGCCATCGTGAAAAAACATGCCTTGGGGAAACTTGAGGACGCGGAAAAAAACTAAGCAGCTCGCCTTGGGTTGAGCTGATTTTCTGGTTAGCTGACCGCTGGGGCGAGCCTGACCCTTCAAAGATAGCCGCACTTCCGGTAGATACGCTCTACCATTGGCTTGCTTATTTCATGCGCATTGGCGCCATCAAACGTCCAGACGAAGAAGTCATGGATCCTCCTGAACCCCCGCCGCCCGATGCAGTGAGTAATGTTAACGATCCGTGCGCGGCAGTAATGAGAGCATTAATGTAATGTCTGACGTTGCTTCCCTTGCCGTCGGGCTGCATCTCAACGCAGCCAACTTTAAATCTCAGCTAATGGGTGCGTACGGTGACGCTGAGAATTCTTCTAAACGATTCAATCGTAACGCACAGGAGGATGCAAAAAAAACAGATGAAGCCTATTCGCGGATGGGTAAAACCATCGCGGGTGTGGCGGGTCGGCTGGCGGGTTTCGCTGGTGCCGGTTTGTCGTTGGGTGCGATTATTACCACGACAAGAGAGTATGGGCAGGCATTATCTGATCTTTCAGCGATTACTGGCGCGACAGGTGCTCAGCTAAAAACCCTAGATGATGCTGCTCAGGAGATGGGGCGCAGCACCGAGTACAGCGCTAGTCAAGCGGTTGAAGCCTTGAAGCTAATGGCGTCGGCTAAACCTGAATTGCTCCAAACCGCAGATGGGCTCACCGCTGCAACAAAAAGTGCACTGACCCTTGCTCAGGCGGCGGGATCCACCTTGCCGGATGCAACCCGCACGCTGGCACTTTCCCTAAATCAATTCGGGGCTGGGGCGCAGGAGGCCGATCGCTATATCAACGTGCTCGCCGCTGGTGCCAAATTTGGTGCATCTGAAATTGCTGATACAGCGGCAGCCATTAAGAATGGTGGTGTCGCGGCTGCACAGGCGGGTGTTGGCTTCGAAACACTGAACGCAGCTATTCAGGTTTTGGCCGAGCGAGAAATTAAAGGGGGCGAAGCAGGAACCGCACTGCGTAATGTTATCCTTTCACTAGAAAAGGGCACGGACAAAACCCTTAAACCTTCAGTCGTCGGGCTTAGTGGTGCACTGGAAAATCTGTCGAAAAAGAATCTATCGACCGCACAGGCCGTCAAAATGTTTGGCGTTGAAAACATTAACGCAGCTTCTGTTCTGGTGGATAACCGTAACAAGCTTGACGCACTGACCCAATCCCTTACAGGAACTCAGACGGCGCATGAGCAAGCTGCCATTCGTGTTAATAACCTGAATGGCGATGTCATGGGGCTAACCAGTGCTTTCGAGGGGCTAATTATCAAGGTTGGGCAAAGCAGCACTGGTCCGATGCGTTCTGGTATTCAGTCCATCACCGATGGCATTAACCTTCTCACTGACAATTTCAATGCTGTTGCCAACGTTGCTCTCTACACATTGATACCGGTCATTTCTACCAAGCTGACCGCTGGGCTGCGTGAAAACGTCAGTGCTTGGCAGCAGAATCAAGCCGCAGTAAAAGCAGCCTCCATTGCACAGGCGGACGGCGCCAGAAAAACGCTGGAAGCGACAGCGGCCACGCTAAAGCGCAACGATGCTGAGTTTGGTTATTACCGCCAGATGCAGCAAACCGCCAAACAGTATGGACTTAATGTTAACTATCAGGGGGAATTTAACCGCCTAATTCGAGAAGAGACAGAGCAAACAAATTTGGCTACTCGAGCCAAGATGCAACTGGCCGCCGCAAATCGTCAGGTTTCTGTCACCGCTCGCGCCGCCTCTGTTGCTGTTGGTCTTGCTCGTGGTGCATTAGCCCTTGTGGGCGGTCCATTTGGAGCAGCAATGCTTGCCGGATCCGCGCTGCTTTACTTCCATCAGCAGGCTAAGGACGCTAGGCAGTCGGCCATTAACCTTAAGGATGCGGTTATTGAAACAACCTCTGCCCTGATGCAATTGTCTGATAAACAACTGGCCGTTAAGCAGATCGATCTGCAGGACCAGTTTCAGAATCAGGTTATCCAGCGTAACCAGTTGATGAAGGAAATTCAGGACGCAAATAGTAGGCTTGGTAGTCTCGATAGCTTTGACCCATTTGGGCAGAAAAAAGGGGTAGAGGACGATAAAAAACGCGCCGAAGCTGACCTCGAATCTGTCAACAAAGGTTTGGAAACGACTAAGACCAATCTTGATAACCTGAGTAAATCACGCTTTCTGGTGCAAACAGGTATTGCTGATCAGGCTAATTCTCTAGCAAGCGACATCAAAACCTTAACCGAACAAACTGCTAAGGCGGGTGAGGGGGTCACTACGCCATGGACTGGCGAGGATACAGCCAAACATACAAAAGAAACGGTTAACCAATATCTGCAATTGCGCAAAGAAATTGAAGAGGCGCACGCTTCAAGCCTTGCCAGAATCGACTTACAGGAAAAAGCCAGTCAAGAAAAGCTGATATCGGCAGCAGGTAAAAATGGAGCCAGCCAGCAGGATTTACAGCACGCATTACTGATGAATGCGGAGAACTACCAGAAACAACGGGTAGAACTTGCTGAGCAGTATTCCCCCGCTCGCGCAGCCATCAATAAAGAAAAAGAAGCCAGCCAAGATCTTAAGTCGCTCTTTGATGCTCGTTTACTGACAGAAAAGGAATATATGTCAGCCCGCGTCACGTTATCACAGAACACCGCTCGGCAGATTTTGCAGGCGCAGGCAGATGCAGTTTCAGCGCCTCAGCTTGATATGGCTGGAGATGTTGATCCGCTAGCCCAGCAAAGAAATCAACTGGCGCAGCAGCAGAGCCTGATAAGTACCTACTACCAGAACAGCAAATTAAGCAAAGATCAGTACGAAATGTTGATGCAGAAGAGCAGCAAAGATTCTGCTGATGCGCAATATCAAACCGCACTTGAGCTTTATAAATCACAAAGTGACTTCAATAGCTTGGCGATAGGTATGGCTGAGGCAACTCGTGAGCGTACTACCAATATTCTCACTGGGCTGCTTACACGCACACAGACCTTTAAAGAGGGCATGATTAATCTGTTTTCAACGCTCACTCAAACGCTGATTCAAAATCTGGTTGATATGGCAGCACAAGCACTTATTACAAACACGATCCTAAGTTCAATTATGGGAATTGGATCCAGTTTTGTTGGTGGTGCTGCAAGTAGTTCAGCCGGAGCTACCGGAGCGACTGGAGGTATGGGGATGGGGACAGGCTGGCAAAACTATGTTCCCAATGCCAAAGGCGGCGTGTATTCGTCGCCGTCTCTGAGTGCCTTTAGTGGGCAAATTGTCGATCGTCCTACTACTTTTGCTTTCGCAAAAGGCGCTGGGCTTATGGGCGAAGCGGGGCCGGAAGCTATCATGCCGCTGAAACGTGGCGCTGATGGTTCGCTCGGTGTTCGCATGGTTGGGGCAAATCAGCAAGCCGTGAGCGCTGCGCCGCAGGTCACTATCAATATCGATAGCTCAGGAAATACGGCGACCCAAGCCTCTGTGGGCTATGAGCAGTTTGGGGCAGATATTGGTCGTTATGTCGATCAGCGATACCGCACATTACGCGATCGGGACCTGCGACCGGGGGGAACAATTCAACGAGCGATAAAGGGGCGCTGATGGCTATCGAAACATTTCAGTGGAGTCCACGCACCAACGCGACTGCGGATGCAACGTTCCGAATACGTAAAGCGCAGTTCGGGGATGGGTACGCGCAGGTGGCAGGGGATGGGATTAACTTTCGCGCCCAGAATTGGGATCTCAATTTTGTGGGAAGTGAGGCTTATATCGCAGCGATCGCGGCGTTCCTCGATCGACATGCTGGTAGAACTTCTTTTCAATGGAAACCGCCGCTATCTCCCTTGGGGCTTTATCGCTGTGAGCAGTACAAGCCGAACGCGCTGGGCGGTGGCAATTACTCGCTTTCCGCTACTTTCATACAGGCATTTCATCCATGATTAACGCAGATATTCAAAAATTAGAGCCGGGCGATAAAGTCCGGCTTTTTGAGGTTGATGGCTCGGCCTTTGGTGCTGATGTGTTGCGGTTTCACAGTTGTACGCTTCCCTACACAGAAAAAGAGCTCATTGCAGCCGGTGGTGATGAAAACAAGCTGCCCGCGAAATCTATCTGGTGGCAGGGGAATGAGTATGGCCCATGGGCGGTGCAGATTGAGGGGCTGGAAATGTCCACGGATGGACAGGCCGCGCAGCCGACGCTGAGCGTGTCCAATATTGACGGGCTTATCACGGCGTTATGTCTGCGCTTTGATGATATGGCACAGGCCAAAGTGACGATCCATGACACGATGGTTCACTACCTCGATGCTAAGAACTTCCCCGAAGGCAATCCTACCGCCGATCCCGAGCAGGAAAAAAAACAGGTTTACTATATCGATCGTAAGTCGCTCGAAAACGATGAAACCGTTGAGTTTGAGTTGGCGAGCCCCGCTGATTTACGTGGCCTGCAAATACCGACGCGCCAGATCCACTCGCTCTGTACATGGTGCTCACGCGGTTGGTACCGAACGGGCAAAGGGTGTGATTACGCGGGGACGCGCTACTTCGATGAGAATGGGCAGCCGGTTGATGATCCGAGTCAGGATAAATGCGGTGGGTTACTCAGCGATTGTCAAAAGCGCTTTGGTGAAAATAATCCGGTGCCGTTTGGCGGTTTTCCGGGTGCAGCACTGATAAGGCAATAGTATGAGAGAGAAAACGATACAGGCTATCGTGGCCCATGCCGCAGAGGTTTATCCGGCTGAATGCTGTGGCGTGGTGGCGCAGAAATCACGCGTGGAGCGCTACTTTCCCTGCCGTAATATCGCGGAAAATCCCACGGAGCAGTTTCATTTATCTCCAGAGGATTATATTGCAGCAGAAGAATGGGGAACCGTAACGGGGATTGTTCATAGTCATCCTGATGCTACGACGCAGCCGAGTGAGCTGGATAAGGCTCAGTGTGACGCGATGGCAATACCGTGGCATATCGTGAGTTATCCGGAGGGGGACTTGCGCACTGTTATGCCGCGTGGGGAATTGCCGCTGGTGGGGCGCGCTTTTGTGCTGGGGCATACCGATTGCTGGGGGCTGGTTATGAGTTACTTCCGGCAAACGCATGGCATTGTGCTTAATGATTACCGCGTTGATTATCCGTGGTGGGAGTCAGGCCGTGAAAATCTCTATCTGGATAACTGGTACGAATGCGGTTTTCGTGAGTTTAGCGGCCCACCTAGACCGGGGGATATGGTGATAATGCAAGTCTCTGCGCCGGTCGCAAATCATGCCGGTATTCTGCTAGATGATGGGATGCTATTGCATCATATGTACGGCATGTTGAGTCAGCGTGTTCCCTATGGTGGATACTGGAAAGATCGAACTGTGAAAATTGTTAGGCACGAGCGTCTTATTTAGCCCCCGCGTCAATGTTTGTTAAAGCCATCTATTTTTTCAACTCTTAATCCTTGTTAGGATTACTTTGAATTCTATTAACAAAAAAAGGATGGATTAATGAAACTTGGCAAGATTTCAGTCGCGGCATTGTTATTCATTGCGGTTCCAACAGTAGCTGCTGATTGGATTGTTTCTTATGATAATGATGAAATGAGAGGAACTTCAACGAAGTTTCTACAGACTGATTCAGACAATACCGTCAATTTTGATTTTCCTTATAACGGCGGGTCAAGCATGACCCTAGTATTACGATCTAAGAAAACAGAACTAAAAGACGGTCAGAAAGCTGATGATCTCAAACCGGCTGAAGCTATGTTAATGATTAGTAAGGGACAGTTTAGTTGTGCATCTATTGATGGTTGTAGTATTTCAGTAAAATTTGATAGTGAAAAAATTCAGAAGTACGAAGTAAATACCGCAGCCAATGGTCGTTCTGACGTGTTATTTATAGGAAACGCACCATCATTCATAAAAAATATTCAAACGCACAAAAAACTAATGCTTGAGGCTAATTTTTATCAGGCTGGTCCTAGGCAGTTCAAGTTCAATCTAGAGGGTTATTCAACACCTAAGAATAACTAAAACAAGACCCGCTACGGCGGGTTTTTTTATGGGAGTTAAGCATGGCATTTACTGAGGCTTCTTTACGCACTCTGCGCTTTCATGGCTCACTTATTGCTGAATTTGGGCGTGACTTTAAATATCGAGCACATAGCGCTACAAAGATGATCAGCGCAGCAAAAAATCTGTTACCTAACTTTGAGCATTATATGCTGGCAGCGCATAAGCGTGGATTAACCTTTGCGGTGTTTGTTGGAAAAAGGAACATCAAAGAGGATGAGCTAGAACTCACTAAAGGTACAGATGACATACATCTTGTGCCTGTAATTATAGGGAGTAAGCGCGCAGGACTCTTTCAAACAATTCTTGGTGTAGCGCTAATAGCTGCTGCAACATTTTTTAGTGGTGGAACACTGGCTGGCGCTTTTGCGAGCACGGGGGTGTGGGGCGGTGCTTTGGCTCTAACAGGCGCATCTATGGCGCTCGGCGGTGTAGTCCAAATGCTATCCCCCCAACAGGCTGGCATCCGAATGCGACAAGATCCAGACAATAAACCCAGCTATGCATTTGGCGGCCCTGTTAACAGTACCGCTCAGGGTAATCCGGTTGCCATCGGTTATGGTGAGCGAGAGATCGGTGGGGCAGTTATTTCCGCTGGGATATATACCGAAGATCAGCAATAAACATATCAATTCACAAGACCCGCTACGGCGGGTTTTTTTATGGGTGAAATATGATAAACGAGATTAAAGGCCATAAAGGTGGCCGCGGCGGTGGGCATACGCCTGTTGAATCACCCGATAGCATCCAGTCGATGGCCATTGCCAAAATATTGCTCGCGCTGGGTGAGGGGGAATGGGCTGGTGGTCTTGATGGTACCAATATCTACCTAGATGGAACTCCACTAACCAATGAGGACGGTAGCTCGAATTTCGAGGGGGTAAGCTGGGAGTTTCGCCCCGGTACCCAATCGCAGGAATATATCAAAGGTGTCCCCGCTGTTGAGAATGAAATCACCATCGGTACCGAACTTAAGAGCTCGGCGCCGTGGGTGCGCGCGGTTAACAATACCCAGCTATCTGCAGTGCGTTTGCGTTTTGGTTGGCCTGCATTACAGCAGCAAAAAGATAACGGCGATGTGAACGGCTACAAAATTGAATACGCTATCGATGTGGCCACGGATGGTGGCGCATATCGCGAAGTGCTCAAATCTGCCGTTGATGGTAAAACGACAACGCTTTATGAGCGCAGCCACCGTATTGACTTACCCACAGCGACAACCGGCTGGCAGTTGCGTGTTCGCCGTCTCACCGCCAACGCTAATAGCGGTCGTATTGCCGATACGATGAATGTGGAGGCTTATACCGAAGTTATCGATGCAAAATTAGCGTACCCCAATACGGCGCTTCTCTATGTGGAATTTAACGCTAAGCAGTTTCAAAACATCCCTAAAGTAACATGCCGACCCAAGATGATGATTGTCAGAGTGCCGGATAATTATGACCCAGTGACGCGGCAATATTCTGGTGTCTGGACGGGCGGGTTCAAGTGGGCATGGACTGATAACCCTGCATGGGTGTTCTATGACATCCTGATCTCAGATCGTTACGGTTTAGGCCAACGTATTGACTCCACGCAGGTGGATGAATCGGAGCTTTATCGTATCGCGCAGTATTGTGATCAACTGGTGCCCGATGGTCGTGGCGGTGGAGGAATGGAGCCGCGCTTTAAGTGTGATGTGTACATTCAGTCGCGTGAAGATGCGTGGACCGTTCTGACGGACTTTGCCGCGATATTCCGCGGTATGACCTGTTACGGGCAAAATCAGATTGTGACACTGGCAGATATGCCGCGAGACTTGGATTACACCTACACGCGAGCCAATGTTATCAATGGGAAGTTTGCCTACTCAGCATCGAGCGAACGCACACGGTACACCACCGCCATGGTGGGATGGTCAGACCCAGCCAATCATTATGCCGATGCTGTCGAATCGGTGTTCGAAAATGCATTAGTACGCCGCTACGGGGTGAACCAGACGGAGATCACGGCTATTGGTTGTACGCGTCAAAGCGAGGCTAATCGCCGTGGGCGCTGGGCATTATTGAGTAATAGCCAAGATCGAACGGTTGAGTTTTCCGTGGGGCTCGATGGGTTAATCCCGTTTCCGGGGCATATTATTGGCGTTGCAGATCAGATGCTCTCCGGGCGAGTCATGGGAGGCCGCATTAGCAGCGTTGAAGGGCGAAATGTTCGCCTCGACCGCGAGCCAGACATTAAGAGCGGTGACCGTCTGATCGTTAATTTACCTTCTGGTATCAGTCAGGCCAGAACGGTGCAATCGGTAAATGGTCGCATTGTCACGGTGACAACAAGCTACAGTGAAACTCCGCAGGCCGAATCAGTATGGGCTGTTGATGCAGACGAACTCGCCGTGCAGCTCTACCGCGTTGTGAGTGTGGCAGACAATAACGACAACACTTACACCATCGTTGGTGCTTACCATGACCCGGACAAATATGCGCGGATTGATACCGGCGCACGCATAGACGAACGTCCCATTTCCGTTATTCCTCCGGGTGTTCAGGTGGCGCCAGAAAATGTTCTTATTACCAGCTACTCGAGCATCAATCAGGGGATAGCCGTTACCACGCTGCGCGCAACGTGGAACGCGGTGAAGAATGCGATCGCTTATGAGGCTGAGTGGCGAAAGGATAGTGGTAACTGGGTATCAGTCCCTCCCACCTCGGCGCTGGGTTTTGAGGTTCCTAACATCTATGCGGGGCGCTATTTGGTCCGCGTTCGTGCTATCAACGCCAGCGATATTTCTTCGCTGTGGGCAACGTCACTTGAGACGCAGCTTAACGGGAAAGAAGGAAAGCCACCGTTGCCTGTAGGTTTCAAGGCTGATCCACTATTGTGGGGGATTTTGCTTTCTTGGGGATTTCCAGATGGTGCTGGGGATACGCTAAAAACTGAAATTCAATACTCCACAACCGCTGGCGGTGGTGATGCCATGTTGCTTTCTGATATCCCTTATCCACAGCGAAGCTATACGCAAACTGGATTAAAGGCTGGGCAAGAGTTTTGGTATTGCGCGCGCCTTGTTGATCGTACAGGTAATCAAGGGGATTGGACGGGGTGGATACGTGGTGCGTCAAACGGTAACGCGGGGGATTATCTGGAGGGTATTGGGGATGAATTTTTAACCTCCGCAGATGGTGAGAAGCTAACCAGCGATATCAATACGAATATAGAAGGAGTTATGCAAAATGCACTGGCCAATAACGCAACTGTAGAACACCAGTGGGCGCAATATGGCGAGGTTCGTGCAGATATTCTGGTAGTGAAGACAACGATTGCAGAAGTTGATAGGGCTTTGGCTGAGATGTCAACGCAAGTGCAAGCGCAAATTAAAGATGTGACTGCAGTACTCGAGGATAAGCTAACGGCAACCGTGGATGTGGATGGTGCAACGGCAATTCATACTCTTAAAGCTGGCGTTCGCATAAATGATGTTTTTTATAATGCAGGCATGTCGATAGCCGTGTTGGCGCCGACAGGGAAACCAGTTGTTACTCGCATAGGGTTCAATGCCGATCAGTTTGTTCTAATGAGCGGAAGCGGTAATACCCAGTACTCACCGTTTGCAGTTGTTAATGGGCAGGTGTTCATCGATGACGCATTTATTCAAAAAGCTTCTATAGGCTCGGCAAAAATTGCCGACTATCTACAATCAGATAACTTTGTTGAGAATAGCGTTGGGTTAAGAATTGGTTTTAGAAATGGCACCTTTGAGAACTACGGTAGTACACCGGGTCAGGGGGCAATGAAACAGACCAACCAAACAATTACATCAAGGGATGAAAATGGTGTGGTTTTGACGCAATTAGGAAGAATAACGGGTGTTTGGTAATAACTGTGGGTGGCTTAGGCCACCTTTTGTTTTTAAGGTGGAGATATGGCTTACGGTCTAGCGGTGAGAAACCCAAATACGGGGAGGATGTTTAACCTTGCCGACGTTGCAAGCGGCATGTTGACGTTTGTTACAAAGCTTGAATTTAATCTTGCTTATACAACTGCGACCTCTATGACCTTTAATGTGTTGGGGGGCGTGCCAGAATCGGCGCAAATCGTGCTGATATACAACGTATCAACCGCGGCAATCATTGCGCCATCGCCCTATGTCGGCGTGGATTTTGTTAGCGTTACCGGATTTACTCGTAGTGGTAGTAATTTGATTATAAATTTCAATACTAAACTCGATGCTCCTGGTGCGCAGCAGGCACCGCTATCAATTAGCGTATACCAAACAACAACCTTCCCTAAAATAAGTAGTAATTCATATGGGATAGCATTCTTTGGTGGCACATCACCACAGGCTATCACAGACACAATTAAAATCGGCTATGTTCGTGCAAATGCTGTGCGCTCTATTGCAGCTAATGCGACGATTAACGTATCAGATATAGCCGGATCAGGAGATGCGGTATTTGGCTGGTGGAGTAACCCATCTGCAGTGGTTGAAATGAACCATGCAGATAAAACTATTTCATCAACGGCCGCAACTACCCTTTACCTCACGGCGTTCGGAGAAGTTCCCAATCTAACATTGCCTAAGTATGGACTAGCAATCTGGAATAAGTCGGGGAGATTGGTATATAGCAGTGCACATATTCCATTCTCAAAAGTAACAACGAAAAACATTGGAACGGGTACCGTCGATACTGGCGTAGATAAGCCAATGATACCGCTGGGACGTTGCGGTTATGACGCCATCAATAATGGCCTATGGACTATACCCATTCGGGGTTTCACGATAAATGGTCGTAACGTGGGATCAGGCCGTTCAACGCGAAATCAATACACCAGCCTGAATACGGGCGGCGCCACGCCAAATATCGCCAACTATCCACTCCCATGCCCAATACTTGACGCCACTCTGTACCACAACGTCTAAATCCTAAAAATCCATAAGCCCGCCGAGTGCGGGTTTTTTATTTCATAAATTTAGAGGCCATTATGTCAGCCGGAACAATAACATTAACAAATAACTCTGCGGCGGTATCTGGTGCAGGAACGGCGTTTACCACAGATTTAAAGGCAGGAGACTTTATCGTCGCTGTCGTGGGCGGTGTCACCTATACGCTGCCAGTTAAAACCGTAAATAGTGCCACTGGCGTTACGCTGCTGAAAAATTATGATGGACCAACTCAAGCAGGCGCTGCATGGTCAGCAGTGCCGCGCGATACCATGAACGCTATTACTGCACAACTTGCAGCAGAAACAGCGCAAGCTCTGCGTGGACTGAATTACGACAAACAGAATTGGCAGCAGGTATTTAGTGCGACAGGAAATGTCACTGTAAAACTCCCAGATGGTAGCAGCTTTACAGGTCCTGCATGGGGAGGAATAGCAACCTCTCTGGATGGGAAGGAAGACAAAAAGGCGTTAGGTGAAGGGGCGTATCGAGCAGTACAAAAAAATAGTGTTGATGGTACAGATAAATCATTGATTGCCGTGGGGGGCTTTGGGTTGGGTGGCGGTGGCGTGGATACTCCTTGGTCAACCGCAGTAATGGGATCATTTCGAAGCTCTAATATTGACGGTCCCACAGGTTCAACCGTTTACATGGGCATTAACATGCCTCATGGTTCGGACTCTAAGTATTGCGCCCAGTTGATGGCGCGAGGGAACCTTGGATTGTGGTATCGATGCAGGGAAAATGGAGTAATGCTTCCATACCTCCGAGTCTATGACACAGGCAATACATCAGTCGATAGTAATGGATTTATCAAAAAGGCATCGCCAATTATAAAGATATTTCATGATGGGAGTTTTGAAACCAATGACGAATCAGCTGGCGCTAGCGTTGAGCGTGAAAGCGTTGGCGTTTATCGAATCTCCGGTGTGCTAGGAATGAATTCTGATGGCGCTTGGGGTGGCATAGATGGTGGCTTTGAGGTCCCAACCGATCGCAATGGGCAGCGTTTACTTTGGTTGGATTATGAGGTTGAAGCCGATGGCTCTATTTTGGTTAAAACCTATCACCGCACCTATCCTGATGCTCCTGCGTTTGCCAGAAATATTAAAGAGGGATATGAAGAAGGCGATCTCATTGATATTCCATCTGACCAATTCGTTTCCGTTCGCGTAGAGATGCCGCAGGACTCAATCTGGAATCTGGCACAAAAGGCAGCACAAGAAGAAATGGAGCAAGAGAAAACGACAGAAGAGTAGTTTGGTTTGCGCCGGTCCGTATGCAAGAGACCGGCGCAGTGACAATACCAGTGGATCGCTAATGCGTTTAAGTGATTCAAATGGTTATTGTCAGGCGCGGATTGTACGGAGTAAGTCTAAGATAGCAATGCGGATGACTCTTAGAGTTATGAACTGGGCAATAAAACCCCGCTCGATGGCGGGGTCAATAATTATGCTTTTGGAGGCGCTGATTCTTTAACATATAAAATGACTGCTGATTTTATTTCACCATCAATATGTTTTGCATTGATGCTTAAATGCACAGGTGTTCTATCCCATTCGGCTTGCTGTAAGGCTTTTTTGTTATCTGAAGCATCAAGAAACACATCCTGTACCACGCAGTTAATCCTCTGGTCATTGTGAATGTTTCTTACTTTCACTTTGAATGACTCTGGGTCAGTAGAATTCACCTCTTCAATCCTATACATGCCATCCATGCGTAACTCTATAGACTTGCGCCTGGAGTTAGTTACTAACTCTCGTGACATTTCGCTATCTAATTCAATGTTATCTATCTGAGTGGTCTTAGCTGTAGCAAATGATTTTACCATCTCGGTTTTTGCATCGTGGGACAGCCTCTCCATATTATCTAGTTGCGGTTTTTCAGCTATTAACTTCCCTAATATTTCAAGCCGTTGCGTTTCTTGAGCACTCATAAACTGCATAGTATTTAAGTGTTCTTTATCGCTTTCTTTTTTAATCTCAGCAAGTCTAGCTTCTTTACGGTTATCTAAGAATTTTTTAAATAGGGTGGTACCACCCCATATCAAGGCGATACCCAAAACAGTAACAACAATGTCTTGAGGATTCATTTTGCCTACCAACTCATGCGTGATTTTTGTAAGAAAACCATCAATATTTACTTCAACCAAAGATGAGCCTTGCTCAACTGTAACTTCAATTTCTAAGGCTTCTTTTTCTTCTTTTGAAAGTTTTCTTGGGTCTGGAACACCATATTTTACAAGTGCATAGGATTTGTTTATCTGCGCTTGCATTTCTATGAATCCCTTCATTACTGAAGGAGTTAAACTTTTTGCCAGTTAATTTAAATTTTAAGTTTGGCCACTCACCAAATGATACGTTCTCCGGTAATGAATAGCCAGATACATATTGCTCAATAAAAGCAAAGGCCTCATCTTCCGAATTGATTACAACCTCTTGTTTACTCAAGATATATACCTTAGTTGTTAACTGTTATTCTGTATGTTTATTTTAGTTATTCTTGCCATCCATCTGATGCGACATAACGTAGTTATTACATCACGTACGGTTAGTCGCAATCAACGGCAAATCTTTTTTGATTTACTAATCGTCCCATCATTACAAACGAACAGACCATCAGTTGTACAATGAGATATGCCACCTTTAGAGCCAGAGCAAGGCTTACGCCCACGGCTCGCATCAGCTTGAAGTGATAGAGTTAGCCCAAGAATTAACACAGCTAATAATTTGAACATTTATAATTCCATTTAATCGCCATATAACTACTTTGAGTTATTAGGATAACTTAAGTATTATGTAGTTCAGATATGTTAATTCTTCCAGCGCTGGACAACCGATCAGCAATCAGTCGTCATCAAAGAAACGCGAGTTCGGATGCTCGATCCCTGCATCAACATAATCAATCGCTCTCTTGAGCGCCTTCATCAGCTCCTCAGCCTTATCCCGCCTCATCACTATCTTCTGGTCTGGGAACTCAACAGCACCTATCCAGCAGTTACTCCTGAGTCTATCCAATCAGCCCACCACTGCATCATTTCTCGCCGCTTTTCAAGATACTGCGCGTGGTTATAAATTCCGCGCACAGAGTGTTTGTCTGTATGAGCAAGTTGACGCTCTATCGCCTCGGATGGCCATTCATGCTCGTTTAAAATTGTACTGAACTGGTGACGGAAGCCGTGACCGCTTGCCAATCCTTCATAACCAATTTGACGGATGACTAGCAAAACAGCATTTTCACTTATCGACTTACCTTTATCATTTCTTCCAGCAAAAACAAACGGCGACACTGGTTCAGTGATTGGCTTTAATGTTTTTAGCAACTCTACAACTTGCCGTGACATAGGTACGATATGTGGCTTACGGTTTTTCATGACAGATTCGTCAATTGTTATAAGCCCTGAAACAAAATCGATATTTGACCATTGCATCGACCTGAGTTCTTTCGTTCTCAAGGCGGTATATTGCAGGACCATGGTCGCAATCTTTGAAACTATACTTCCTGAATACCCAGCTAGAGCATGATTGAATGCGGGTATTTGATCTGCAGGTAGAAATGGGAAGTTTTTCTTTCTGTAGCCTTTCATAGCATCAGCGAGATCCGGAGCTGGGTTGTATTTTGCTCTACCAGTCACAATGGCATAACGAAATACTTCACCACAACGACGACGAGCCTTGTTTGCTCTCTCCATGGCCCCACGCTCCTCAATTCTTCGTACTACAGATAAAAGTGTCATGGGTTCGACTTCGTCTATCTCCATAGCTCCTATGAGTGGGAGAATGTCGGTTTCAAACATCCGCTGTAATTCTGTTGCGTACCCCTCAGACCAAACCTGACGCTTGTGAGTGTACCATTCCTTATAAATGTCTGAGAATGAGTTGTTCTTTTCGCTCTTCTTTTTTGATTTAACGGGGTCTATACCATCGGTGATGTCTTTTCTAGCAAGATAGGCTTTATCTCTAGCTTCCTGTAACGACATAAGCGGATATTTACCCACGGTTAAAATCTTTTCTTTGCCATCTAGCTTGAAGCGTAACTGCCATACTTTTTTTCCAGAAACTGGTATGTAGAGGTACAGGCCATTGCTATCGAGCAAACGATAGGGCTTGTCTTTTGGCTTCGCTGCTTCAATCTGTTTAACCGTGAGCAT